AACTTGTGTATAAAGCTAACTTAAAAGCATTGCCGTTAGTGGCAAAATTATGAGTAGCCGTAAGCAGTTGTGTTTTAAAGCTAGTAGTTAATGTTGATGTAATTGCCATTTAAATACCTTTTATTATTTTTGCTAAATCCTTTGCATCTCCTTTTATTAATTCTTGAATTAAAGACGCTTTATATGATTTTATAGCATTATTCAAGTAAATCAAACACACTCTATAAATTAAATCTTTATAAGCCCTAGCTTGTTCTTTTATATGAGGTTCGCTATCTTCTGAATAACCAACTATTTTTTCAGTTAATTGTTTTGCCCAGAACTCAGGAGGATGACCTCCAAAGTTTGTGGTTGCTATTTCTACCAAACCTAACTCTGGAATACCACTTGGAGTTAACTTGTCTACCATTTTTTAGGTTCTGGAGAAAGTAAGTGGTTGTCCGTTCTGTCAATTAAAGTAGGTTGTGGGTATTTTTTAGTTATTTCTAATTCACTAACTTTAGATACTTTTAATTCATCTTCGCTTTGGATAACAACTAATGGATCTGCAAGCCTATGATAGCCGTACAGTTTTTGCTCTGCTGGAACATTTGTATCTAGTAAACCGCTAGTAGATGCAACTTCTACTTGTATCTCTTTTTCTATACATTTAGACAGCCAAAACTCAACACAACCTCTTCCTGCTTCTGCAAAATGTAAATTACCTTGATAACTAAAATCTATTCCAAATAGTTTAATATTTGATACTTCATTCCAATATGCAAAAGCAATAGCGTAAGCAACCGTATTATTTAAATAGTAACAATTAGTTTCCGTTATTACTTCTTTAATTGGGTATTCAACTAAACCAGGACAACGATCATCTAGCTCACAAGTATATATAGGACCTTGATGTTCTTTTAAAAGCTTAGACATGCTTTCGGTCTGTCCGCCAGCATCTTCTGTATCTAAAAACCTAGATGGTGGATCCATCATAAAAACTCTATCGTGATAAATAACAGAAGCCACGCCATTTATAGACCAAACTTCATCAAAATGAACCCCATGAGATTTTGCCAGGTTGTAATCAAACCAACTTTTTCCCATACCCACAATAGCAATAGTCTTGCCTTTAAGACTTTTGATTTTATTCATGTTCTCTCCTTATTTTACGAAACAGAAGTTCGTAAAGAATCATAACGATATTCGTCTTTTCTTCCTCTAGCCTCTGCTTGATTTTTTAATCTTAAAACTTCTAAATTAAATCTTTGCTCATAAAGCTGCATTAAATCGGCATCACCTTTCATAAAAGTATAGGCTTCTACTAGAGATCCATAAAGCAGAGCATTTCTTGCATTTTGTGAGATCCAAGTCCCTGTTGTTTGTGAAGTTAAACTTGTTGGTTTGTATAAATAATGTATCTCAACGTTGTAGTCTTGGTCTGGGACCGGCGAAACTATCAAAGTAGATCCGTTATTGCTTGCAGTAGAGAGATCTTTATCAAAATCGGCATAATACAACGGCTTACCTCTTTCTGAGATAGCTACTGCATCATTAGAGTATTCACGCATAAAACTTGTATGTTTTTTCTCCAGGTAATGATAGTCATTGTTGCCATCAATAATAGCTAAAGAAAAACTTGTTAAAAAATCAGACGGAGCGGTTAAATATGTGTTCCCGGTAGTTAAATTACCGGTTACATTTTTTCTAAACAAATCAAATTGAATCAATTCAAAAATTCTGTCTTCGGTATTAACAATAAAATCATTTAATGTAGATACAAAGGTTGTCTCTTCGTTTTCTACATAGTTTTGTATTAAAGTTTTTAGTTCAGCTAATGTCATGACGTTGTAATTGTAACCCTTCCTAATGTTGATGTCAGTTTACCAATTACAAAGTTTGAAGGTAAAATTGACGGGTTCATAAAATCACTTTGAAAAATACTAGAGCTTGTTACAACAACAAATCCTTCTCCGACTTCATTATCATTATTTGGTCTTGGTTTATACAAGGCTTCTGGATCTGCTTTAACAGTTGAAGGTTCTAATTGTGGATGTTTTGTTTCATAACAATCAGGACAAACCTTCAGGCCATTCCATTCTTTTTTTAATTCATTAAGTTTATATTCAAAAGCGCATCTATCACATAATGCTTTAGCAAATTTACCAAGTGCATAAGCCATATTAATTCATCCTTAAATTAGGCCTAACCCTAAAAGAAGCTCTATCTTCATCTTGATCAGCAGCCCTTCTAAATTCTTCTTCGTATAAAGCTTTTAATTGTGGGGTCAATTGGGGAGATTTTTTAAGAGATAAATAATAGGACAAACCTGCAACAAAACAAGGGTAAAACCTAAACGGCATATCCATAGTGTTAGTAGCTTTATCGGCATCATCCATTCTTACAAGTTTGTTAAACACTAAAATATCGGTAGAATTTTCCGGGGCTGGCCAAATTTTTAAAACAGGAGCAATTTTTTTATCAAGAAAATATTGAGAAGGTCTTGATTGAGTTTCTTTATTAGGAATATTTAAATAAGCAGATCTACCAATTCTACTAATAGAAATATCTGTTTGAGTATTGCTAACCGTTCTCCTGACAACAAGGTCTAAAATATCTATTATATTAGAGTTTAAAGTGTATTCTGTAGTTCCTTGAGTAACTGTTTGAGTGCCTTGATCAATTGTCCATTGATTCAATCCTCTGTTAGCCCATTCAGCTAACATTAAATTTATAGATCTTTTTGCAGTTTTTAGATCATAACCGGTTCTAAGTTCAAGACCACATCTTTCAAATGCCTCTTCTATAAACTCAGTTACAGTAGGTTCAAAATCTGTACTACTAGATGTTGCCATTATTTTTTCTTTTTAGTATTTTTAAGAGATCTTTCTATCTGCTTTGCTTGTTTTAAATGAAGCCTTGAAGCTCCTTTTAACTCCTTAACAAGTTTTCTTTTTTGTTGAATTGATAGTTCAGTCATTATTCGTCCTCCGCATATAGATTATCAAATACCCTATTTACATCTAAAGTGTAGTCTAAATCAGATTTAGAATAATGTATATGTTGAGACGGTTTAAAATCAGGCGCTCCCTCTCCTGTAACAAACCAGGCAGGATGTGTAACCCTAACCCTGTTATTAGGCAAAGCTACAATATTACCGGTCCATTCGCCAGCATCTAACAATTCTAAAACGTGACTGCTTTTATGTTGAGCAGGATCGTCTGCTATTTCGCTTTCAGCATAATCAACCGTAAACTTATATCTAGCAGGAAATATTTTTCCATCTATTTTTGCAAGCCAAGGACAAGGTGTTGCTCTGTTAATTACATAAACTGAATTATTATGAGATGAACAATCCCAAGGTTGAGCATCATGAACAGGCATTGGTTTTGCAAATTCATCAACTAATGTGTCTGCAACTAGCCCTGTAATTGGCATCCTCGCCCACATAGCACCGCCATGCACGTTACCTTCGTCCCAGTCATCACAATTGGCCTCTTCCCCGGTAAAAATTATATGAAACCCTAAACAGCGATTTGGCATCGTTGTAACGCCAACTGCCATAGCATGTAAAAAATCACCATGATGTCTTTCGTGGTTGCAAGTGTACTCTCTTCTAACCCAGCATTTAAAATGTGGGATATTACTATATAAGTAAGACACTAATTATTTATTGTTTTGTCTTCTTCTATTGGCATTCCCTGCTACTATAGATCCACCTTTGGATTTTTTCATTGTAGAGCCGCCTTTTGATTTTTTCATCAACGTGCCACCCTTAGATTTTTTCATCAACGTTCCGCCTTTCGACTTCTTCATTGTAGATCCACCTTTAGATTTTTTCATAGAAGATCCACCTTTGGATTTCTTCATGATGCTGTTGTTTTTACTTTTTTTTGCCATCTTTTTTTACCTTTTTAGCTGGAGCTTTCTTAGCTGGAGCTTTTTTAATTGATTTAGATTTTTGTTGATAACTAAATTTTTTACTGCCTCTCATATTATATCCTCAAGAAATTGTTGTTACTTTTCGTTTTCCTTCACTAACAGCTCCACAACCTTTAGCTATAAAGCCACCATTTTTTAGTTTAACACGATTTTGTTTTGCCATAGCTTTATCTATAGCATCGCCTCTAGTTTTTTCATAAGAGGACAATTTGCCATCTTTATTGAGATCTGCCTTACTTGGGTTTTTTAATTTTGTCATAATATTACCTTATCTCAATCTACCAGCCATTACAATTCC